CAATCATTGCTAAAATTTCAGTTCCTTTTCCATATGATTTTAAAATGTAATTATCCATATTTTCAGAACATCCAATCTTATAAACATCATCCTTAAAGTGAGGTGGATGTAGAAGATAAACATAAGGCATTTTTTTGTATGATATTATAGATTGATATTAGTTATAAATGAGTTTAAAATAATAAAGTTAATTAAACTGGTTTTCAATCCAAAATATTAAATAATTGAATAATTTTATATTGTTTCAATATAAAATTTCGTGAGTTGTACTTTGTATTTGAACTCATTTGAATAATTATAAGACTCTCCTATCATATAATTTATAATTGAAATAATCTTTCATCTTATAATAAATGAAAAATATATATAAATTTGCAATAGCTTTAGTACTGATTTCTATATTTATTTTGATACTGAACCAAAGCATCTTTTCTGCAAATAAAACTCCAGAACCATTTAATCCGCCTACAATTTTACAATCATTTGATCAGCCTAAAATTTTAGAATCATTTGATCCAGTTGATCCGAACCCAAACAGAATTTTACTTATTAATGATAGCTTAAATTTAAGCTCGTTTAAAACAACTACCAATTCTTTATTATTAGTTGATGGTAGTGGTCAGTTGAAAAACCTTTCTTTACCAATTGGAATGGTTATACCTTGGACTGGCACTGGTGCACTTCCAATTGGCTGGTCTGAATGTGATGGAATTACATATAATAATGTTAAGACTCCAAACTTAATAAATCGTTTTATACTCTCTAAAAGTGCTTCTAGAGATATTGGTGTAACAGGCGGTGAAGAAACAGTTACTTTAAAATCAGAAAATGTTCCAAAACATACACATAATTTTCAAGTAGCTACTTATAGTACAAGAATTCATGGTGGAGGTTGTGGTGGTGATAAATATAATATTAGCGGATCTAGTTCTCAACCATCAACTTCTACTGGTGGTGGTCAAGCTCATAATAATATGCCACCCTTTTATGTGCTAAGATATATATGTTATACCGGTATACAAGCAACCAATACAGGAACTCCATCAGGAAAAAATATTGTTACGGTAGATGACAATGGAAATAGTAGCTTATGTAAAACTAGTAATAATTCGTTATTGATGACTGATATGTCAGGAAATGTAAATAACTTATCTTTTTTACCAGGAATGATTATGATGTGGCAAGATTCGGCAAATATTCCTAGCGGTTGGGCAATGTGCGATGGTACACTTATTAACGGCTTCCAAACACCTGACCTTAAATTCCGATTTGTTCTTGGTAAATCAGCTAGCAAAACAATTGGTACTATTGGTGGCGAAGAAAAAGTTAAATTAACTACTGCTCAAATACCAGCACATAGTCATAATCTCGAACAAAATAATATAGGTTCAAATTGCTTTAGGGATAGTAGTTACTGTTTTTCAGATAATGGTGAGTATGTTGTATATAATAGTCGTAATACTCAAGTAGTATCAAATAATGGAACTGGTGGTGATACTTCCCATAACAATATGCCACCATACTATGTTTTATGTTATATCTGTTATGTTGGAATTGTAGGTGATCCAGGAACTCCATCTCAAAACAAAATTATGTTAACAAATAATTTTGGTGAATTAAGCACATATGTAATTAAAAAAGATTCTTTATTATTGACTGATGGTTCAGGTATAATTAAAAGCTTATCCTTTAAAAAAGGTATAATTACAGCTTGGTATAATTTTGGAATTACTGGATTACCTTCAGGATGGTCTTTATGTGATGGTAATAAATATCCAGCCATAGATGGTTACCAAACACCAGATTTGAGAGGAAAATTTATTTTAGGTTACGATAAGGATAAAGAAGTTATAGGACCATCCGACAAAGGACAAGAGCAGGTTACACTTCAACTAACAAATGTTCCTTATCATAATCATAATATATCTCTTCTTGATTATGGAGGTTCTTGTTTTGCATACGGAAGTGGAGCGAATAATCAGCTTACGAGGCAAACAGCAAATTCAGATGGTAGTAATCTTTCTAAGGCAGATGGTACTGTTGCTCCTCACGAAAATATGCCACCATACTTTGTATTATGTTACATATGTTATACAGGAGACAATTTATAGTGATAAAGCAATTTAATCTTGAACTATAAATCATTAATATTAAAATTGTATTATCGAGTAAATTATCGGTCATTTATTTATCAAACTAAACCAACTCCAGTATAGCAGATATAGCATAGTACATAATAGGGTGGCATATTATTATGAGGTTGATCACCACCTGTAGAACCATTCCATTTATAACCACCAGTAATGTATGATGGGGAAGCTCCTCCACCACATTGAGTACCTGAGCATCCTGATCCACCAACTGTATCATGAGAATGACTCGGCATTTGGGCAGTAGTTAATGTAACTGTCTCAGCACCACCAGGTGTTTCGTTATTAACCCTATTTGTCAAGCCTGTGCCTTGACCGCTTCCTAATACAAATCGTCCTCGAAGATCAGGTGTTCCGCCTGAACCATCACATAGAGCCCATCCAGGAGATAGATCAGCATTTGTCGGATTAGTAGTTCCTGGATTATACCATATCATAATTAGACCTTTAGGAAACGGTAAACTTTTCAACATTCCATTCTCATCAGTTAACAATATAGATGATTTTTTAGTTGCATATGTACTCATATTGCCGTTAATATCAGTCAAGAGTAAATTATTCGAAGAAGAAGCCATAGTAAATGGTTCTGAATTTTTATTATTTTTCATCGTGAAAAATAAATAAATTGCTGCGCCAACAAATAATATAATTAATAAAATTCTAGTTTGTCTATCCATTTATCATAACAATTAAATTATTTATCATAAAATAATTTAATTTAAGCCAATCCAACTCCGGTATAGCAGATATAGAAGAGTACATAATAGGGTGGCATATTTTCGTGAGCTTGATCACTTCCTTCTTCAGCAGAAGTTGAATCAAATAATGCATTACTATCTTCTCCAGTACCAGATTGATTCTGTTCCCTACTATAATAAGCATTTCTATGAGTTACATTCCATCTCTTTTTATTTGCTTGACCAGAATCATCCCAATCATTTACTAGATGACTATGCTTGGCTAATTGTTCCTTAGTTAATGTAACTGTCTCAGCACCACCCTTTAGTCTTGGAATTCTAACAGTCAATCCATCACCTGCACCTGCACCAAGAGCAAATCTACCACTTAAATCAGGAACTGTTTTTGTAGCACCAGATATGTCAACATATGTAGATGCTCCATCACAGACTACCCATCCTGTTGGAATATCGGCAACAGACCCATTCCACATCATTATCATACCCTTTGGAAAAGGTAAGCTCTTCATACCCCCTGTATCGTCTGTCATTAGTAATGTCCCGTTTTTTGTTGCATATGTACTCATATTCCCGTTGATATCAGTCAAGAGAACTTTATTAGAAGATGTCGAGTAAGAATACCCTTCTGTTGATTTTTTTGGAGAAGGTTTAGTTAGAACCACGATTAAAACTATTAAACACAAGGATATAAAAATTATCAACAATATTTTTTTAATGTTTTCGTTCATTTATATTATTCAAATATAATATTTTAAAATTATATAATTGAAAAGCAGTATAAATTAATAATTACATCCTTCATAATTGTATATTGATCGTCTGAATGCCAAGTCAAAATCAGTATCAGAAACATATTCTCTGAATTCGTCATAGAGTTCGGTCTGAATAGAGGATATATTGCTTCGCAGGAAGAGTAGGAAATTCTTCCTTTCATTAAAGTTGGAAGAATCAATCGTAAGTTCGTTTAATACATTGAATTGAAAGTCATCTAAACAATTATTGATTTTTTCAGTTCGATTTTCAATTAGAAATTCGTTAATAATATCTAAATTGGTTGTTGGTTCTTTTCCTGTTTTTTCTTTAATGTTATTTTTGAGGGTGGTGTGAAGTTCTGAATTAGAGAGAATATGAAGTTCGATCATATCGTTTAGTCTTACACTTAAGAATATTGAATCGGGTTCTGATATCTTTTTTATCCGTGCATTAAGTCGTCCTGCAAAGTTAGATATGATTTGGTCTGTGAATGAGATTCTGATATTGAATTCACCGAACCCAGATATAACATTGACTAATCGAGATGCAAATCCTGAGCTACAAGTACCTGACATTTCTTGTAGTTCTTCTAATAGTCGTTTATGCATCTCTTCCTGATTGTCTTGTACCATTATATAAGAGTAAACTTTGACTAGGATATGGTTTAAAGTCAGATTGAATTTCGAATATAGCAATCTATCCATATATATTCTGTTAAGGGATACTTTGATATTGTCTTCTTTAAGATAGTTATTATGGCAGATATCACAGCAGAACTTTTTGTTTAATATTTCGAATGGGAATTGAAGGGGAGAATTGCAATATTCACAATTTCCTTTGATTTCTGATAATTCAATTTCTAGGTGAGGTAGATTTCTCATTTCTTTAAGTGTTTTTTGTATATTGGAGTCGATGTAATTGAAGTCGATTTCCTGATTGTTTATTTTTTTGATAGGGAAGTCAGCTAAGAATTCAAGTATATGCATAACTGAATTTTCAATTTCTACATTATGAACATTTTGAGCATTATCGAATATTGTTCTAACGATTCCTTTGAGCTGAGCAAGGTGATTGATGATTTCTCTTCCTTTGATTTTCATAAGGGGTGATCCAAGTTGAAGTAATAAGTCTGCAGCATCGGCTCTCCTGTCGTAATCAAGCTCGTTGTCGGATGCAAAAGTGAATATGATATTTTCTATGTCTTGAATGTCTTGTTCTTCCAATGTTATTTTTTGAAGGAGATATTGGGCTGCTAGAATCCTATACATTGTTGTATTTTTTGGGAAGAGGAGAAAGCAGAATAGACTGTTGTATAGGTATAATTCTTTATTTTTAATTTTATCTTGTTTTTCAAGGGAAAGTATTATTTTATATCTGTAGTCGCAATCTATTTCGTCGTCGGAAAGTAGAGAGCATATGTATCCGATGCATTGTTCTGTGTAATCGGGTGTTGTCATAAGTATGAATACGGCTTCAATACAGCATGGAGTAGGCATATCTGACATGCTATGGCAAACGGTATCTAGAACATAAAATCCTAGTTTCTTTCTGTTTTCATTTCTTTCCTTAACTTCAATGTCTGATTCCCTTTTAATGTTTGCTAAATCTTGGTCGTCGTCTGAATCTGATCCTTCTTCCATTTCTTCGAATGAAAGGAGACTCTTTGCACATTCTAGTTTAAGGAAGGATGATAGATTGGATTCTACGGCGATAAGAAATAGGAAATTCTCAATTAGTTTTGATCCTGAGAATTGATATATTCCTGTTATTTTGTTGATTATTTCTATGGTATCATTTTCTCTGTCTTCAAAGTATTTTTGAAGAACTTTGAGTCTAATTTGATTGTTGACTGTATTATCGATGATAATGTTAGACCATTGTGTCTTATCTTCAATATCAACATCTTCATATTGTTGTTTTTCGTCATTATACAGATCGATTTCAACCTGTTCCTGAATATTTTGATTTGTATTTAATGAAATACTGCATGAATTTGAATTACAAGTTTCCACTTTAGTTTCGACTTTAGTTTCGTCCATTTATTAAAATTTTGATAATACTTTTAAATTAAAATAGATGTAATAGATAAATGAACTTATTCAGAAAGGTAATTTTATGGTTCAGAATCAAATTAGGAAAAGGCAGAGATGTAAAAAGGAAGAGTTCTGAAGAGGAATTAGTTTACAAGGAAACATATGAACAGTTATTTTAAATTGTTTTGTAATTTAAAATAAAGTTTTTTATTTAGATTTGATAAATGATTTCCGATAATTTTAATAAAATTATACCGGTTATATATATAATATTATCATTTCGCACACAAGATTAAAAATTCAAGCGATATATTTTAGACTGAATTTTCAATCTAAAAATATTGTAATTATTTTTTAGTAATACATTTGTAATATAATAACACTTTTGCAGTTTGATTACGAGTATGTAAATATCGAAAATACATTTTTTATAATTAAATTAAAAAAATAAACTGCACAAGGGTGATCCTTCTAATCCAAAATTAATTAGTATTGAATATTCAATACTGATAGTAGTTTAAAAATATTGATAAAATCCAAATAATTAAATTTTAATCAATAATTAAATACAATTTAAATTTAAACTATATAATAAATGTTTCAATGCCAATATTGCGATAAGACTTTTTCAACGAAAAGCAATTTAACTAAACATCAAAATACTAAAAATTGTGTTACAAAACAAATTGTAAAATCACCAATTATTATAAAAACATTAAGACAAAAATTGGCTTTAGTCGAGGAAGAAATGATCGAACTAAAAGAAGAAAATAGGAAATTAAAAGCTGATATGACTAACTTGGAAATTACCTTGAAATCTTTAGAAAATGAAGAACCTAAAATTAATATTATCAATAATACATTTCATTATAACACAATAATACAGAATCTACCAGTTCTTGATTTGAGTGAAGGACATATACAAGAGGTAGCAAGGCAACATTTTTCAAGAAATTATATGGAGAAGGAACACGAAGGGATTGCTCTGTTCACATTCAACCATTTAATTAGGAATAACAATGGAGAACTAAAGTATATATGTGTAGATCAATCTCGTAGGAACGGTTTATATAGAAATGATGATGGTATTGTTCGTGATACTGATATGGAGAGACTAACCTTTTGTGTATATCATTCTCTAAAACCTTCGATGAATGATATTACATATAAAAAGTATATTGAAGATCAATCTAGAAAATGTAAACTTGGAGATCAAGAGAGCAAGCAAGAGGATGAAGAATTGATAGTTAATAGTCGTTATGCAAAGCATATGGAAAATATCAATTCAAAAAACAAGAGTAAATTTAAAAATACGATAGCTACTTATTGTTATATGAAGAATATACAAGAGGATAATTTAAGATCTATAATATCAGATGGTAATTAGAATTATATAATTTAGAATTATATAATCAAATCCGTTTAAGGTTTATACCAAAACCATAGATTATCGATGTTTCTGTATTGAGGTAATAATTCAGTAACAGCTCGTTGAACTCCCCCGTGAAGATCCTCTCTTGATATATTAGCATTGAGGAAATCATCTCCGCACATAATCCCACCTGATACCATATTGGGAATAGCTAGTCTTATAGTTTGAGCAACACTTTCATAATCGTGAGAAGCATCAATATGAATAAATTTGATAGGTCTGTTAAACTCTTTTAACCATTCAATACAATCCTTTTTAACAATTTGATAATTTCCCCTTGTTAATGAGTTCATATTGTTAACAAATGAATTAAACACATTTCTGTTTTCTAGGATGGAGCATGTTATATGTTTTTTCCCTGTTATGATACTCTCGTTAATATTGCCCATC